AATAATACATTCACCTTTGGGAGCGCACCTACTAATGCTGTTACTATTGTTCTTCTCGATTTTATCGATACTCCACAAACTTTTAGACAATACGTAACTTTAAGATCAGCTAGGATATTCCAAGAGGAAATTATAGGACAAGTTTCAGCAGAACAAATTAATAGAATAGAAGAGAGTGAAGCTTATGCAGATCTCTTGGATGATGAAACAGACAGAGCAGGTTACAATGCAGGATACAGTGATATTGAGATGTATAACATAACGAAGAAACATAGGAAACTCTGGTAAATGCCTTTAATTTCTGAGCAAATAAGTAACCTAATAAATGGTGTTTCACAGCAACCTCCTAGTTTACGACTAGCATCCCAAGCTGAAGTACAAGAAAATGGGTTTGTAACTATTGCTGAAGGTCTTAAGAAAAGACCACCTCTAGAGCACGTAACAAAACTTAATAACAAAACAGATACAGATGCTAAGGTTCACTTTATAGACAGAGATGCTTCTGAAAGATATGTAACTCTTATTACTTCAGATCAATTTGATGCTGCTTTTTCTGGAGATTTCTCTGGAACATCTATGGAAGCATTTAGTTTAGATACTCCTGTTAATCCTTGGAGTGATTCCTTTAGTATAGCTTATGGTCCAGAAGATTTTAGCCGTAGTATAGCTGGAGTTTCAACAGGAGAGACTTTAGAATACATTAGAGTTAATGATGCTAGAGATAATCTTAGGTTATTTACTGTAGCAGATTTTACTTTTATATTAAATAAAAATACACGAACAGCTAAGAGTGCCATTCTAAGTTCTGAACGTAGTCCTGAAGGCATTGTTTTTATAAAACAATCCAGTGAAAATACTACCTTTAAAGTCTTCTTAGATGGAGTTGATGTAGGTTCTATTACAGCTGATAATGATGCTGACACTCTGGTTACAAATGTAGCTGCTGCAATGGCTACTTCAGGATATATTATTACCAAGTTTGGTAGTAGTAACGTCCATGTTACCAGAAGTGATGGTGCAGACTTTACACTACATGCTGAAGCTCCTGAGGCTAACATGATAGCCATTAAGGATACCATAGTAGATTTTACGGAACTTCCTGCTAGAACCAAAGATGGGTTTATTATTAAAGTAACAGGAGATCCTGGAAGTTCTACAGATGATTACTGGTTGATCCATAATAACCAATCTGATGATGACGTTGGTGAATGGGTAGAAACTGTAGAACCTGGTTTAGCTAATAGTATTGACCCTGCTACTATGCCTATTAAAATGGTTAGAGCTGCTCCTGATCCTTGGGATGATGCGTTTGCTGATGACTTTGGTAGACCTACCTTCTCATTATCTCAGATAGAGTGGACAGATAGAATAGCTGGTGACTTAGAGACAGCTCCTGATCCTTCTTTTATTGGTGAAAGAATCAATGACATGTCTTTCCATAAGAACAGATTAGGTTTATTAGCTAATGAAAATGTTATCCTTTCTGAACTAGGAGAGTTCTTTAACTATTACGCAACTACCGCTACTGATCTAGTAGATACAGATATGATTGATCTTTCTGCACCTACTAATGAAGTAAGTATATTACAACACTTTGTACCCTTCAATGAAAGCCTGATGATCTTTAGTGACTTTGGTCAGTTTAACTTATCAGAGTTTGCTGCTGGAGGACTAACTCCAACTAATGCTAAACTATCTTTAATTACACAGTATCAACATGATAAACTTGTAGCACCTGTAATTAATGGTAGGAAAATTTACTTTAGTGATGAGAATGATGGCTTCAGTGTAATACGAGAATTTGGTATAGTAGAAGATCTACAAGAAGAAACAGCTGAAGACATTACAAGTCACATACCTAGTTACATTAAAGGTAAAGGCTTTGAGATTATTCCTCATGAAGAGTTCTTGTTTGTACTCTCAGATCAAAATCTTAATGAAGTATTTACTTACAAGTTCTTAATGCAATCAGGACAAAAGAAATTAAGCTCTTGGGCTAAGTGGGTGTTTAAGCCTGAAGAGAAAGTAATAGGTATGAAGATTATAGAACATATAGCATACCTAGTTATAGTAAGACCTGATGGTACATACCTAGATAAGATGTCACTACAAGATGCTAACCTAGTGGGACTCACAGAGTCTACTACTCAGCTTCCATTTAAGGTACACCTTGATAGACTAATAGAGACTAAAGGAGAATATGACACAGTAACTGACATCACTACTTGGTCAGTACCTTATCCAGATGATTTTGGATCTAACTTTAGGGTGGTACTAGGTCCTATGTGGATTGGTAGAGAAGGGTCTTTAGTACAAGGTGTAACACAAACTAATACAATTAATACACTTCTACTTAAAACTGCTGGAGACTTCTCTACAAACAATGTATTTATAGGAAAAGAGTACAAGTTCTTGTATGAGTTCACTGAGCCTACTATTAAAACAGAAGTACAGGGTAGACAAACTGCACTCTCAGGAGGAATACTAAAGATACGTAAATTTAATGTAAATTACTTTCGTACAGGTTTCTTTAAAATGAAGGTAACTGCTGAAGGTAGAGATGAATTTGACCATATCTTTACAGGTAGAATACTAGGTTCTCCTCTTAATAAAATAGGAACTATACCTTTTGAAACAGGGTCATTTAAGAAGTTAATATTATCTGATGCTCGTAGTTTAAAAATAGAAATAATTTCTGATTCTTACTTACCATGTGCCTTTACAGGAGCTGATTGGGAGGGGAATTACGTAACGAGGTCTATCAGTAGAAGGTAAACACAATGTTAAGGATAAGGGCGTACATGAAGCCATATCATAGAGTATCTACATTAGATGACATGGTATATTTATCAAAGAATCTAAGGTATGAAGATCAACGTGAAGTAGAAACACTAGGACATACTCCTGAAAAAGCTTTAGCCTTAGGCTTTGGTAACAGTAGTATCTGTAGGTCTATCATAGATAAACGTGGTACACCTGTAGGAGTCTATGGTGTAGTCCCATTGTCTGACAAGATAGGACAGATTTGGATGTTAGGATCACAAGGTTTAGTTAAGATAAAGACTTCTTTCCTTAAACAATCTAGATCAGAGGTGGAAGGAATGAATACTATGTATCCCCACCTATGTAATTTCATAGACAGCCGTAACGATGTCCACCTTAAGTGGATACGCTGGTGTGGCTTTAAGATAATTGGAGAAAAGATGATTAATAATGTTAAGTTTTATGAGTTCTGCAAGGTGGCTATCTGATGGCAGTAATGGAAGCGTTATATATAGCTAAGTTTCTGTTTGATGCAGGAACAGCAAATTATCAGCATCAACAGGATTTACAAGAAGTAGAAGCTAAAAGACGTAACGCTTACAAACAAGCTACTATAAATAATAACTTAGCATATATAGCACAGCTCCATGTTAACGAAGAAGATGCCTTAGATCTTAAGAAACAAGGGTTTGAGATGAATGATCTACGACAATCTATTCGTAGAGAGACTGCTAAACAGGCAGCTATTAATGCTAGTATGGGAGGAGGCTTTGGTAGGTCAGGACAGTCTGCAGAAGCTACTCAATTAAACATACAGAGACATGGATATAACGCTTTAGCACGTAAAGACTTAAACAGAGAAATTAGAGAAATGAGTTTTAGACAAAGGAAACAAAATATAGCCAATGAAGCTCTTAGTAAAAATAATGCTTTAATGTCAGGAATACCTGTAGCTCCTTCAGGTACTGGACTTGCTCTTCAAATTGCAGGTTCTGGTATTCAAAGTGCTATTGGCTATAACCAAGGAACACGATGACAACACCAGATAAATTATTCAGGCTTGATCCTGTAGAGACTAAAATAGCAGCTCCTGTATCTCAATTTCAAGGGTTAGCTGAAGCAGCTGATAGGTCTGTAGCCAATAGAAGCTTAGGTAGAGGACTTACAGCTTTCTCTCAAGCTCTTGGTGGACTTGCTCAATACAAGAAACAAGAACAAATTAGGGATGATATTAAGACAGCTAAAGATGCAGCTGTACGTGGTGAGGTAATGCCTAATGTGTTACCTGTAGCTGAGAAGGCATATCAGAATATCGTAGACATCAACACTTCTGCAGATTCAATATTAGCTATTGATAGATTTGAAAAGGGAGAGGACTTTGATAATTTAGTTAAGAACCCTGAGATTTCTTCCTCAGAGAAAACTAAACAAATGGAAGCAGCATATGATGATTTTCATGCAAGAGCAGCACAGACTATTCAAAGTGCTGAAGTTAAAACAGATCTAAGAAATAAAATTAATAAACTAAAAGAGGCTTCTTATCAAAAGGTTTATGAAGCTGAGGAGATCCAAAGAAATCTTGAAGGAATTAATGGAATCTCTAATGTTATTAAAGATGCCGTTGTCTTTGCAGAGACTACAAAGGTTCCTCTAACAGAGACTTTTACAGGAAAATGGATTGACAATATAGCTAAAGACTTAGGTGTTTCCCATCCTTATCTTCCTGAAAATGAACGAAAGCTACTAGCCTTTCAAACACTAACATCTAATCCTGATGTTATAGCTGATCCTGAAATTGCCTATAATTTACTTAATGATAAGTTTAATAAAAACATTACTTATCATAACTTATACTTTGGTAAGGGTGAAGATTCAGAGGAGTTTGTAAAGATATATGATAGGTTCCTCAAGAGTACTGCAGCATATTCTAAGAATCTCGTAGAGACAGAAAAGGCCGCAGATGTAGAACGTATAAAGGTAGCTAAAGACACAGCCCAAAAAACATTCCTTGCTAATCCTAATATGAATATTAAAGATCTAGGACCAGCTTTGGTTGCTTCAGGATTAGGAATTACTAAGACTAATACCTATCTTAAGGGTATGGGTACTTATCGAGATACAGTTACAAAAGAACAGATAGGCAGTGACAATCATAACGAAGTGAGAGACCTAGCACTAGCTGGAGTCTTTAGGGATAAGAGATCAGTAGATGACTACGGTATTATTGGTAATCTATCACCTGAGTCTATTGCTAAGATTAAAACTCTTGTTGGTGAGGAAAATACACAAAGAGCTGATAATACTAAGACCTACCTAAAGAGTACAGCTACTATAAAAAGTACTCTAGTTGGTCTTATTAAGAATAATCTTAAGAACAAAAGTGGTGACTTACTTAGAATACTGTCCA